TATTGAATTAATCAAAGCTCGGTATTTCTTTGAGTTCTCAAAGGTTATTGTCACGTTTGAGCCGGGAGTAAATGCAAGCACATGCTCACCAGGCTTTAGAGTGCCCTTGAATATATCCGAACTACCTTGCCCTGATGTGCCAATTTTGATTGTTACAGGGGCCCGATCAATAACCACTCTCATGAAGTGTTCTGACCCGGTGTCTGTTGAGCCTATAGTCTGGTATGAAATCGCATTATCAGACCCATCACCAGTGAGGGCGAGCGCTCCATCTCCGCCACCATAGTCATACCATGATGTTGAGGCCGTGCCTCCAGATGCATCAGTCCATCCGGTTATGTTTGTTGTAAATTCGCCGTTGGTAAAGGTAGAAGTGACGGCAGTTGTCTGGATAATCACGTCATTAACAATGAATTCCAGCTTACCGTTATAAAAATCCAAATCAGCCGTATCATCAACAGCTGAAATAAACTCTACTTGGCGGTGATCGAATGAGGCATTTAAGTCGCCAATGTACTCCAGCCCAGGCCGGTACATCATTGGTCCAAGTCGCATCGGGATGAAGTTGCGCATAAGTGAGCCAGAATTATTGACTCGCTTCAGATCCTCTCGGGCTAGAGCCCTTTGATCTATTTCGCCACGGTTAAAGTGGTTCGCTACACCTCTGGCCATTACGGACGGCCCCTGTAACCACCTTTGAACCTGGAGTTTGCCCAGCGACCACCAGCAAGCTTGCGAGGTGGAGCAGCCATTGCGTCATCGGCCATAGCCCCGCTCTTCCGCTCCTTATAGACTTCATTGGCGTTATCTATGTTCGCGCCCTCTCTCTTCAGACTGGGTGCAGCATCCTTAGCCATCTTGGCTGAGACCAGATTCTTAAAGAATGTTGGCCATGCCGATGGCGTGGTGAGCCATGTTTTGCTGATATATGAGAGAATTATCTCATCTTCATCGGTATAGAAGCGCCCGTTCTCGTCGTGGTATAGCTTCAACGGTTGCTGCATGTACTCATCATAAAACACGCCATCAAGTCGATGCAGGTCAGCAGGTTTCGCATGTGCACGGGTATATCCCCATGATGGCTCAACAGATGGGTCATATTGACTTTTGGTTGATGTTACGGCAAATGTCCAGCCGGTGGTCTCCAGTAGTGCCGATACGATGCCTGAATCAAGAGCCCTATCGAGCTTGGTGCGCCGATTTGAATCATCTGTATTCTGGGTTATCTCATCAAGACCCATAATAAGCAGTGCATCGTTGTAGATGAGGCGCCACTCATTTGTCAGGGTGTTGGTGGTTACAGAAGATCGTTTGGCCGGCTCTCTATCAAGATCCAGCTGCTTAGCAATTTCGACCCTGTCAGTGAATAACCCGTCAACATTCTCATATTGACTCGGAGACAGCTTCAGGCATATTTCTCTGGCGAGATATGTTGAGGCAACGCGAGCAAAGGAATTGGACCAGTTGGTGAATAACGTTACATGGTCATCGGAAACATATCGGACATAAATCGTGGTGAAATCACATGTAAGTATCCCGCCCTCAATGATGTACCGTGATATTTCCTGATCGAGAAGCGCATCACTATAGACCCCAACAATGATGTTGTAGTCTGAAGGAATGGTGAAATCATTACCCAGATCATGGGTAGGGTTGGCAGTAGAGGAAGTTAACTTTGCAGTCTTCCTGGAAAAGACAGGCTTTACAACCTCAAGGCAATATTCGATCGCCCCGAGGCTATAAGCGTCGTCAAGGAGGTGCCGGGGCTCCCGGTCCTCTGTTATATTTAGAAGCCTACGCTGGCCAATTAATAGAAGGGCGTTATTGTATAACGACAGTTTATCAATGGCCATTTACTTATCCTCGTAGAGCTTTCTTGTAGTCTTCCATTTCACGCATCGCTTCCAATTGAGTAGCGATACCTTCTTTAATCACAGTGCCATCAGACTTCTTCATCACGCACCATTTCTTGGGGCCGCGAAGCTTAATCTCGTAATCGCTTGTGATATCACCCATCTTTTCCGCATCAACTTGGTCAAGTTTATGCATGGCATAAATCTTAATCTTGACTGTCGAGCCTTGGGCGAACGTACACATCCCGTATGCGACAAATGACATATCATCAGCAAGACAGCGGACTTCAGTGCCCATGGTCATCTTGTTAGCGATATTCACCCACAATGCGGGATCTTCTAATTGATCAGTGGTATATCCACCGGGAACAGTAGCATCTAACCGTGTGACGCGATGTTCAAATAATCCTGCATCAGCAGGTCGCAAGGGATCAACTTTAATTTTTTCGGCCACATTAGCCATATTGTTTTCTCCTTTAGTTCCAAAAAGGACCCACTCCCGTTAAGGAGTGAGCCAAGACGGTTTTCGTTTAAGTGGTGAATGGAGTTGCTGGTGTCGCAGTACAAGACTGAACTCCAGAGATCTTCCATAGATTCGCTGCAACACACTCAACGGTGATCATGCTACCAATTAAACCACCTGTGGTGGTCTTATTGGAAGAGATGCCCAAATGAGTAGTACCGTTAGCGAACCAGTCTTCACCAGTAGCTTCCGACTCAATCGCGCCTGACATATAGCCAACCAGGAAGTCGCCAGCAGTATCTGTGTTACACAGTACCGCGTAGGCATTCGAGGTTAGATCTACAGTAGTCAGGAACTCATACTTCATACCGACAACGCCGACAGGTAGTGTGAACGATTGCCCGGCTGCAGCATCCATCAGGAACAGATCGCCGGACTCGGAAGCTGAAATAGCCCGAGTTGCCGCAGAAGATGCATGCACTTTTCGACCAGCCTTGCCGGTTGAAAGGTTGATAACATCTGACTTGATGGTGATACCAGTGCCCACTGCCGTAGCCACAATCAGGCCAGGAGTGATTACCAGTGTGCCGCCACCTGAAATATCCGCATCACCAGTGGTGATGCGGTATTCATTTCCATCAGGATCATTATCGAAGGTAACGATATCATCGATCAGGAGGGTTCCGGTGCCTGCACTCTGCAGTGCAATTGAAGTTTCACCAATAGGCTCGATAGCGCTACAGAGTGCGCCAGCAGCGGTGCCTGGTGTACGTTGAGCGACCGCTGACAAGACATTCATAACCTTGTCGGAAGTATCCATATGGATAACCATATCGAGAGCTTTCAAGCCAAGTTCAGTGGCATTCGCGATGTAGTTTACTCCAGCGACATCATCCAAAGAGTCGCCGTCTTTGTAGACCCAGAGGTCTCCGCCGTTTGCGCCAACGCTTTGAGATACAAGTCGAGGAGGGTTATTTACTGAGTAAGTCATTTAACTATTCCCCCGATTAAGACAGTGCAGAGTCGTCGTGAATCATCTTCACTACGCCGCTGTTCTGTAGAAGTTTAGAGCCCATGTAGGTAGAGCAGCGCGCCCAAGACTTATCATTCTTGTCATCGTAACCGACGAAAGTTTGAATAGACTCAGTGTCACAAGCGTGACCAACTGCGGCTTTTGCGTACATGAAGCATGAAGCGCTGGAAGTACCAACACCTGGCAGACCTGCGTCAACAATCCAGTTAACGCCATACCAGTTGAAGGCCATCGATTTGCTTACGTTCTCGAAAGGCTTCAAGTTGATGTAGTCGGCTGAAGTGAACTGATTAAGGCTCATCAGGTAACCGTGGAATGCCGGAGTGATTAGAGCATAAGGCTCTTCATCAGTTGCAAACGCATTGCCGAGCTTGGTCTTCGCCTTAGATACCAGGAGAAGAGTTGCAACAGCAGCTACACCCCAGGTTACGGTGGCAGAAGTCAGCGCAGCATGGATGTCGGTATCAATCTTGCGATTAACAACAGCCATCGAAGTCTCTTGCATGATGCGGCGACCGTCACCTTGAGATGCATACAGGTTGAAATTTGTACGCTCAGGAACGTCATGCCACTCTTTCAGAGTCGCTGTAAATTGGTTGAGATTATCGGGGCGGGTAGGAATGTCGCCATTCACGCCACGGGTAACTGCAGATGCACCACCAGAGTCTGCCACCAGGAATACCGCTTCATTACCATTGATTTCAGTTTCAGTGGTAACAGTACGGCGAGCAAGCGATTGACGCTTCTCGAACCCAGCAATAAACTCTTTACGATACATTGTTTGAAAAGCTGTATCAGCCATCGGAATGTCCTCAAAAGAATAAATATCAAAAATCTGGAAATCCAGATCGTTCACACCTACTTCGAGTTAGCCTTCTGATGGTTGATTAGCGGGTTAGCCTTGCGGGGCCGCTTCGCCGTCTTCCGGGGTCTTATTTCGGTTGAGTTGAGTATAAGAGCTATTATGGATATATGTCAACAATATCAAGGGAGGTTATATTTCTCTTTAATCTGCAGGTATAAGGCCAGCTCTTCTTCCTGGCTTCTTTTATTTTCAGCCTCTTCTTCATTCCTCCTCATCAATTCCATGCCGGTCGTAGTGAATAGCTCAAGATCTACCAGCTTCTGATCGCCAAATTTAAGAGGGCTCAGCTTCCCTTGGCGCAGCACATTGAAGTGCGTATCAAAATCTATGGCCACAAACGTATTATCTGTGAAGGTAATAATCATCATCGATAAACCTTCATATACCGCCATTGTATAGCTCTTGATGGTCTTGCCTGGCATATCCTTCAGGTTCACCTCGTCCATTCGGATGCGCATTTCTAGCCGCTCATTAATAAGCTCGACGACATGATCGCTCATAACCATTGCCAAGTCTTGAGGATTATCCCTGTAATCACCATCAGGCTTCATTACTTCAGGCTGAGCCGTGCTGCCGTCATCAAAGATGATCGTGGCTATCATGGTGGTCCGCTCAAACAATTCACTAGAGTAAAGTAAGTCGATTGCAACAGACTCCACGCCGACCAACTGTCCAATATATCGCTTTAACTCATCAATTTCTGAACTACTCATGATGCCTTCGCCTTTGAGATGCAGCACTTCTTGAACTTAATGCCGCTACCGCACGGACACGGCTCGTTGCGACCAACCTTCTTGTTGCGCCTTACTAGAGTCTCCCCTCTTTCGCTTACAAAATGATCCACGTCAATCTCCATCATTTTGCTAATCTTATGCTCCTCACCTTTTAATGCTGCGTAAAACTCTTGATGGGTGCTGCCGTCTTGCTCTCTAAATTCCTGCATGTGGACTCTCCTGTTATTTTTAAGTAGATTCTCATGAAATTCTGCAAGCTTGATATCGGCAAGCGGGATGCAGCATGGATCGCTTCCATCTTTTGGCATAAGCACTATGCCAGTACCGTATATCATCATGTCGAGAATAGCTTTATCTGCCTCACGCCTAGCAATACGTATTGCACGATAAAACCTTTTCCATTTTTGTTTTGCCGTAAGGTTGCTCATGGCAGTGGCAACCATCCAATGGGCTCTTCATAGTACATATGCAATGGCTCTGAGCTAATCGGCTCAATCCATGCAACACCATCAGTGCAGCCATTGCCACCTTCTGCGTAATACCAGTCCCAATAAGCAACACTTACCTTATCAGCAGGGAATAACAGCAGCACCAACGGAGGCTTTACATATTCAGGATCTGTTACTAAATCAGCTCCTCCGCCTTTTGGCGCGGTATCCATTGAATTCCATTCGCTCATCGATCTTCTCCTGTTATTCTTTATCGTTAATCAGCAATGCCAGCCTTTTCCTTTGATGTCGATTTTCTCACCATCTTCAGCAGGCTTTCCCTCATAGATGTAGTCGAGCAAATCGCGTA